GGATAGGCAAAGGTATGCCCTCCCCTACCCCCGCCGTCAAGCCCCATCGGGAAACCGCCTAGGATGCCCTAGGAAGGGGGCTTCTGGGTCAGCCCTGCCGTCTACCCCGCCAGACCCTGATACCCACCGCCACGGCCACGGCAAGGCATCCGAACGACAGGGCCAGCCCTAGGTCACGGACGGACTGCAGGGCCAAGGTGGCCGAGGACAGGTTCTGGGTCAGTTTCTCGTTGTCAGACTGAAGGCCCTTATCCGTCACCAGCATCACCATGAAGTCTCGGCTGTTGATTTCCTGCAGGACATAGCCTGCCGTCCAGGCACAGGTGACCGCCGTCAGGCCGGCGAAGGTAACCAGCAGGCAGACGGCCAGCAGGAGGTTGGCCTCACTTGCGCTTGGTTCGCTTGGCTTTTGCATGGGGCTTGGGCTTGGCAGGCTTGGACACCTTCTCCACCTCACGCTCGGCCCGGGCCTTGATCCAGCGAAGCAGGGCGTCCAGCGCCTCGGGACTAGCATAAGCCAAGCCGCCCACGGCTGCCGTCCGCAGACTGCTGGAAGTGATGTAATCGGTCAGGGCGTAGTTGGCTAAGACCGCCGCGATAGATGCGGCCATGACGCGACGAGCCGCCCAGCCCCAGGTCTGCTTCTCCGTACTCAGCAAAAGACGGGCCGCCATGCTCATGGCCCCGATGGTCGAGGCCACCACGCCGTCCTTCAGTTCCTTCGGGATGGACTCCGGGTCTAGCGGTGAGCTCATTCCTGGGGAGGCTTGGCGTTGACGCGGTCGCGGATGAAATCCCATGCCAGCCAGATGAGCAGGGCGGCTCCGCAACCAAGGGTGATGGTCACGATCAGGTCGAAGTGCGGGGACTCGACCACGAAGGGGAAAGCACCCATCGCCGCACCGCAGGCCAGAAGGGGCAGGCCAATGCGAGGGCCAGCGAAGGCGGTCGTGACTGCGCCGAGGACCGCTAGGCCAACGCCTGCCATCGTCCATATGTTCCGGCTCGCCTCCTTGCGGACGCGCTCGACCTCCTTGGTCAGTTCGACGATGCGGGCATCCTTCAGCTGCGAGACGCGGAGGGCTTCGGCCTGCTGGGTTTCAAGTTTCTCCCATGCCTTGGTGACCGACGTGGCAAGTTGCCGACCGAAGGCCATCTGCTTCTGGTAGTCCACCGGGTCGGCCTTGGTGGCCCTAGCCATGGCGAACTGTACGTCCTGCTCTGGGGGCTGGGGCAAATAGGACTGGGCCAGACGAGACTCGGCGACCACGACCTTGGGCTTGTCGGCGTTGCGCTCGATTGCCACGAGGGCCGAGGCTACGCGGTGATCCGTCTTGTCGAGGTCTTTGCCGAGGGACTGGACGACGTCTGGCTTAGTCGGGGCGGGCGGCTGGACAGGCAGGGGCTCCAGCGTGGCGGGCTTGCGGAACAGACTGCACCCGGTCAGGGCCAGGAGGGCGATGACCAGGATCGTCCGCATGGCTTACTTGCCCTTGAGGGCGTCGAGGATGGTCTTGCCCTTGGCTTCGATTGAGTCGGTCTTTGCCTTATGCTTCCTCATTACGAGGAGGCCGGTGACCAGACCGAGGAGGAACGAGACGATGGCGGTAATCATGGTTAGGTAGAAAGTTTGGAGATGAGCGCGGCGACCTGGGCTTCAAGTTCGGCGATGCGTTCTTCGGGTGATTGGTCCGGCGTCGGCGGAGTCATGTAGGCGAATGAGATTAGATGTTCGTCTGTCATCTCTACGTTACCCATGACTGATCTGCCGTCTTCGCATTTGATGGTCAGCCTGTCTTCGGACCGTGTCCAGACGAGGCCTTTGTGATCTGTGAAGGTAGACATGGTTTTTAGAGATAGGTTATCACGACGGCGAAGCCGTTAGCCCCGGCCCCGCCGGCGCCGCTTACAAGGCCGGGCACGTCGTCACACGCTGCACCGCCGCCCCCACCGCCGCCAGGCCAACCTCCTGCACCGCCGTTGCCGCCATTCTGGCCCGTGCGATAAGCTCCGCCCCCGCCGCCAGTACCGCCTTGGTCATAAGTGGTTGTAGCAGACACCCCGTTCCCGCCATTCGGAGCGGTCGTGGTATTTCCTCCGGCCCCGCCGGCAGTCGCAGGAATTATTCCAGAATCAAAGCCCGTTGCCGTGAAGCCTCCGCCACTTCCGCCCGTGGTGGATGTGGTGACGTTTGCCGCCGCTCCGCCGCCGCCTCCGCCGCCAAGCGGGATAAGGCGCATGACCCTGTTCTGGCTGGTAGCAGAAGTTCCGTTCCCGGTCGAACCTCCAGCACCTCGGCCCACGGCCACGAAAGTTCCGAACATGACCGAGCCGATGTCGAAGCTGGAAGTCGCGCCTCCGACAGCCCTATAAGGACCGAATAGGGTATGGTTCGCCCAGTTTATATTACCGCCGGCGTTCCCGTTTGAGGATAGCCCTGTCGCAGCGTTATTATTTCCCGGAGAGATGGTTACCGTTTCGGTAGAAGCAAGGGAGTCTGCGTTAATTTTTGCATAAATGAAACCACCGGCACCGCCACCGCTTCCGCCAGATCTCGCGGCAGTGGTAGCCGCACGGGCTCCGTACTGACCATTATTGCCAGGAGCCCAAAGCAATACTTCAACCATCTTCGCACCTTCGGGCTTCGTCCAAGAAAACGTGCCGCTGGACGTAGGCGAGCCGAAGGTCTGAATGTTGATGCCTCGATTCGCCAACACGAAAGCCGTGGTGGAAATCTGATCAGTGTTCGTTCCTAGGCTAGCCGTCGGCGCGGTCGGGACTCCCGTCAGGGCCGCGTTGGAGATGGGGGCGTAGAAACTTCCGAGGTTAGCCACAGGCACGCCCGTGGACGGCGTCATGCCCGGTGCGGTAGCGACGCCAAGGTCGACGAGCATCCTGGCCTGCTCATCGGTCACGGAGAGCGTGGAGCCTGTCGCACGGACTGAGCCGTTGACGAGGGTGTCCGCGGTGAAGGTGACGGTGATCATGTTAGTCGTTGGGAAGGAGTTCGACGCGGACTAGAGGGCCGAGGTCGGCAGGGGTCTGCGGGGTTTCGAATTCGACGACATAAGGAGCACCGCCGCCGAACTGCTCGAAGACAGGCTGTGCATCTCCGAAGACGGCGACCCGAAGGGCTTGCCAATCGGAGACCGTCAGGCCGGAGGTGTTAATGGTATAGCGCATGATCAGGGAGCGATGTAAATGAGGCCTCGGCTGAAGGTCGCATTGTAAGCTGAAGTCGTTCCGGTGCTCACGAATTCTTCATTCCAGATTACTGGCGAAGTACCAGAATATGAAGTATCTCCAGTCGGACCATCCGTGGTAGTGGCGACCTCAGTTCCGTCGATGTATAGGGTCACAGTTCCGTTTCCTAGCGAAACGACGTCCCAGTCGAAGTACTGCTGGGAAACCAATGCGAATGTCGTCGATACGTTGGTAAGCGTGGTCCCGTTATGAACCTGAAGAACGACGGTACGGTTCGCCGGAGTGGCGTTGCCGTTAACCCTCCAGCCAAAACCCTTGCGAGCAAGGTTCCCGTTTGCGCTGTTAGCCGCCTTGCCGAAATAGAAACCAGCAGAAACCTGCGGATCAGACCATGTGTCTTCCGTGTAAAAGCGACCGCTGCACCAAGTGACCCTGGAGAAGTCGATGTAAGACCTGTATCCCTTAGAGACGCAGATAAATGACTGGTCAATCTGCGAAGCACCGAACGAGCGGAAACTTCCAGACGCAGCGCCCGCCGTCCCCATCGTCATTCGGCTGGTATAAGACCCGATGCCGGACGTGCCCATCGTTCCCGTCGCCGTATAAGTCAGTCCACTCCTAATGATCGGGATAAATCCCGGGTTCATCATTTGCCACAAATCGCCAAGAGGATTTTGGGCGGTGGTGGTGCTGGTCCCCTGTCGAGATTGAGCGGCTGTCGCAAACGCAGGGACGGAAGAGATGGGAGCATACTCCGCCGCAATGTCCGCGGCCAATGAGTTGACCGAAGAGTAGACGTCGCCGACCGTGGCGACCGGGTTCGTCTGGGACGCCGCGTTCGTGTAAAGCAGGGCGTTGGCCACGTTGGTCCCACCGATGGAACTGATGGTGACGTAGGGAGTCAGGGCCGAGGACGTGATATATCCGCGCGTCGTCACATAGGACTCCGAGGCGATATTCTGAGTCGTGCCTCCGAGCTTATACCTGAAGTTTGTTCCGTTGCTCCAGAAGTCGCCGTCAATCGCGCCCGGAGGCGTTGTTGACCCGAAGTTGACGCGGGCTGAACCGTACCCCGTAGAAGAGGGGTCATAGATGCCGTCGATAAGCAGACGGCCATCAGCCGAAGAGGTGTCGTAGCCGAGATCTTGAGTCAGTGGATAGAAGCCGACCGACGTGATGTAGCCCTGTGAACTCACCCACGATTCGGTCGCATAGCCGGTCAGGTCAATCGACAGGTCGCCGGACGTGACAGAGAGGGGTGACGTGACGCTCGTGATGTAGGACGAGCCTCCGCCAGAGACGATGTCCCAGGCGCCGTCCTTTCGGGCGTACTGATTGCCGTCGGAAGGGGCATCGGTAAGGTATCCCTGCGAGGTCACCCACGACTCGGTCGCGTAACTAGCCATAGCCGCCTGCGTCTGGTAGATGGCGGCCGCAGCTGTAGTCGTCAGGTAAGACGACATGCCGGCGATGGTCTGGTATGTCGAGGCCGCAGCCGAAGTCGTGAGGTACGACGACATGCCCGCGATGGTCTGGTATGTGGCGCTCGCCGACGCGATCGTGAGGTAGGGCGTAAGGGCCGAGGACGTGATGTAACCCTGCGAGGTGACCCAGGACTCAGTCGCGTAGCCAGTGAGGGCCGAAGCCGTGATGAAGCCCGCAGGATTGCTCGCGTCGTACTTGGCGTTAAGCGCCGTCTGCAAGTCCGTCTGACTGGAGAGCGTGCCGCCGATGCTACCCCACGTCGTCGCCCCAGGAGGGCCGGGGTAGGCGGTGACTTGCGTCGTTCCGTTCGGGAAGACGATGCCCTGGGAGGGCTGGATGGTGAACTGACCTGACCCCTGCTGGTTGATGGTCAGGGAGGTGGCGCCGAGGTTCGCGACGCTCGTGCCAGAGCCGGGGACATTGACGCCCGCAAAGGTCGGGGTGTCGAGGGAACCTAGTCCGAGATTGGAGCGGGCCGTGGAAGTCGAGGCGACCGAAGCGAGGTTGTCGGCCTTGGTAAGGTAAGCCGACATCGCCGACACGTTCTGCTTCGCGTCGAGGGCGGACTGGAGGTCGGTCTGGCTGGAGAGAGTGCCGGTGATCGAGCCCCAGACGCCGCTGTTCAGGTCCGTCTGATTCTTCCAGAGGCTCGTGGTCGCGTCGTACTTGAGGACCTGTCCGTTGGTCGGGGTCGTGATGCTTACGTTATGCAGCTCTTGGAGCTCCAGACCGTTCTGGATGCGGACTTCAATCTCGCCCTGGTTGACGTGGATACGGACGGCGTTGCCGAGGAACACCGCATGGTACGGAGCAGCCGGAGGGGTCTGAGTGATCTGGCCCGGAGTTACCGACAGCCAGAGGTTAGCGCCAGGGCTGAAGGTCGAGGTGTCAACGCCCTTGAGCAGGCCCATCGTGATGGCCGTGCCGTTCTGGTTGGTCGGGATATCCTCCTCGAGGATGGCGAATGTCTTCGACGAACCAGCCTCCGTCGAGGCGCTGGCCTTGGAGACGACCGCCTTGTTGCCCGAAGCGCCGGAGATGTAGACCACCGTGCCTTTGGTCATCGTGGCCCCGGACTCGTTGCGGACCGTGGCCTTTACCGCGTTGGCATAGTTGTCTGCCCAGACGGTATCGTAGGAGGTGTCAGAGGCCTTGAGTAGGATCTGGCCTTCAAGGCCATTAGCGGGAACGCCCTCACCGGCAGGCCCGGGTGCTCCAGCTGGCCCAGGGACCCCGACCGAGCCGTCGAGCGTGCCAGCGACGATGCCCGTGATCGTGCCGATGACCGTGGACTGGTCGGCTTCAAAAGTGCCCGTGATGGTCCCGAACGTCGAGGCCGTCGAAGTGATGATAGCGTCAGGCATAACTTATCAGACGGTGACGCTGTCGATTACTTGCACCCTGAATACTTGGGTTCGGGAGATGGAGCTAGGACCGAAGACGAACTTGATATCCCAGCGGCCTAGGCCGATAGCCCAGTCTGCAGTAGAGCCCGGGTAGTAGCAGGTGAACGACAGGCCGTCCACGGCCTTCTCGATGGTAAGCGGGTAGGCGTTGCCGCACTTGTCCTCCACGGTCGAGGTCAGGGTCGTGGTCAGCAGATTGGCAGGGCCGGTCGCGCCTGGAGTCCAAGCGAAAGTGCAGGCAAACGAATTGCCCTGCGATAGCGTGACGTCAGACATGGCTACTTATTGTGCAAATGGTAGGGTTTGCCGCCCTTGGGGTCAGGACACGTTCTCAAACCATTCAAAGTCCGTGACCGGGCTCGTGCCCCCCGTTCCTGCCGTCTGGCCTAGGTCGAAAGCGTCGATGATAAGCGTGAAAGCGCTGGTGCTGGTCTGTACCGTATTGCCGACCATGTCTTCGGGGTAGGGCTCAACGAAGCCAGAGGCTAGGAAGTAATCCTCGATTGGAGCGGTCTGCTCGGAAAAGTAAATCTCAGGGCCGCCTTGAAGCACGTTGCCGCGGATCAGGCCATTGCCCTCGATTGTCTTGAGATGCTTCGGTCCAGCAGGGTACTCCTGATTGTGATCTCCGTATATGACCGGCTGTGGTGGCGCGTTAAAGTTGCCAACCACTCGGCGCGTGGACACCCACGTCAGGGTCTCGCTGTCTACTCCGATGATGTAGCCCATCAGATTCGGGCGTAGTAGTATTTCGCAGTAGTCGTGCCTAGTTTGATGCGGTCAGCCCACAGGGAGCCCATAACGAACTGCGTGACAGTAAATGTAGTCGGAGCGGAGATGCTGTCCACGGCGATGCTGCCGATTTTGAGATAACTGAATATGTCGGTGTCAGGCGTGCTCTCGCCATTATATCCTCCGACCGCAGGGTATCGGTCGCTGCTTACGTCATCGAATGGATAGTTGAATGGCGTAGTTGCCTTAGGGCCGGCGCGTAGGTAGATATAAGAAGTCTTGGTCGCCCCGTTGTATTGTGCCGGATCTAGCTGAGCGGTGGGCGGATTGGGCACGCCAGAGGTGACGCGGTCGAGTTTGACCGTCGTCCCGCTAACATAGTCATCTAGGACTGGGACAAGGTTGTTGAGCGTGCCAGATTGCACTTGATAGCGAACGACCTGAGATTCGCCAGAGGTCACAATCTGGACGTTGACGATCTTGAACGGATGGCCGGGGTCTTCCGTCGTGGCATACGTTGCCCAAGGAGCCCAAGGCTTCTCGATGGTAAGGTTAGACCCTTGGCTTGACGCGTTGAACGTATAACCGACTCCGGGCTGAATGCTCATGTGGCCTTAGATGTTGGCGTAGACGTTGGGGGGCCAGCCGTCCTTAGAGTAACGGATTTCGTACATAATCTTATAAAGCAATCCGTATTCCTCGACGTTGATTTGAGACAGCAGGTTACGCTTACCGAAGTCACCAGATCCAGTCGGAGCCCATGCGGGAAGCAGCTGGAAGATGCCCCAAGAGTTAGTGGACGTAGCGCTCGCAAGCAGGCCGTAAAGAGCCTGCACGTCAGAAATGGAAGTCGTGTACATGACTCCCGAGTAGGTCGTCGTGCGGGCGAGATACTGTGTCTTTCCGTACAGTTCAGGATAGTCCGGATCTACGAAGCCAATAAAGCGGCCACCCATGCCGGTCTCGAAGCAAGCACCGTTGTAGCCCTCAGAAGACGGGACCGCGACGGGCTTACCGAAGTTAGGACCAGGGGCGGCACTGATGACCGTCACAGGAGGCCCGAGGGTCGAGTCGTCGTACGCGCCGCCGAAGTCGGAAGGCAGGCCAGCCAGAGGGCCACCAGTGAAACCTCCAGAAGACTCGAAGAAGTTCGGGTGGCTCGTGATGTTCTCGGCGGTGAGGCCGTTGGCCGAGGAACAGTTCGCCCGGGTACGGATGCCACTGTTCACAGTCGGGTCGATGCCAACGTAGTCAACCTTTAGGGTAGCAACCCCTAGGTTATCCCATGAGATGCTGCCCTTGTGAGATTTGCAGTAGGTGTAGCCACCAGCAGGGAAAGGAGTACCACGGACGAAAGGCGCGAACGCTCCGGTGTTTTGGTCGGACTTGAAAGTCGCGTTGATGACGATCAGGCCGAAGCCGTCCGAGGTGGTCGTCCATCCTGGCTGAAGGATATCTGCCGTCAGTGCGTTGCCTTTTTCGATGCGTGCCATGGTAGTAAATTACATTTGGCTTCCGTAGCCGTCAATCTGCGGGTTGCCTGTTTGCTGTTTGGTGAAGTCCGGCGGGGTGTAACTTCCACCCATGGCGATCTGCTGAAGCAGGGCTGTGTGCTTGCGCTGCTCGTCGAGCTGAGCGGTGACGGCGGCAAGGACCGGGTTGGCCCCTACTCCGACCACATTGGAAAAGCCCTCAGAGCCGGCAAGAGCTGACTTGCCTTGAACGTCGAGTGCCTTCTGGGCTTGGATTTGAGACTCGGCGGCTTCCTTCTGTTTGGCTGAGGCGGCTTCGGCTTCAATGCGTGCCCGGGTTTCTGGGCTGTCAGCGACTCGGCCAGCCGCACGTTCTGCCACGATGGCCTGAATGTCCTTGTTCTTGGACATATCGGTGATTCCGAAATACATCAAAGCGGATTGAACATCTCCGAGAAAACCCTCGTTGCGCTTGTTGAACTCTGCGATTACAGCGTCAGCCTCCCCGCCGAATCCGGCGAACCCGCCCTGATCAAGGGCTTCCTTTGTTTCCCTTTCAGTTGCGATGCGAGCGAGTTCACGCTCGGCCAATTCGCGGCGGCGATTCTCGTTCTCTCGGGCTACGGTCACCGTCCCTTTATCGACGAACCGTGACTCGCCCTTGACGGCCAAATCGTGGGCGTCCCGAACCTTCTGCTGATTCTTTTCGATGGCCGAAGAAATCATATTCATCGCCGAGTTAAGCAGAACCATAGGCGCCGCGAAGGAAAGGAACAGGTCCTTGCCGAAGGACTTGAAGCGGTTCTCGATGCCCTCGATGTTCTTCTCTAGGGCGCTTACGGACTTCTTGACCTTCTCAGTGACCTGGTCGGCGTTGGTGTCGCCGTTGATGCTAAACTTAATGACGTTACTCATGCTTGGGTTTTTTCGAGTTCTTCGATTAGTGCTTCGTCCTCAGAAGTGAGGACCTTCAGCTCTGCCCCCTTGCTGATAGCGAAGGTGGAATTGAGCCAGATGGCTTGGCACTCCGGCATCGTCCACGCGCGCTCCTCGGGGATTCCGTTGGAAATCAATGAGGCCACCACGGTCAAGACCCACGGGGTTCCGCTGGTCTCGGAGTGCTTGGCCTTCTTCTCCCAGAACTTCGGCCAAGCCTCGACGAGGACGTACTTGGAGAAGCGTTCAATCTGCTCGGCGAAGTAATCGCCGTTGGCGGTCATCTTGCCGAGATACCAAGAGTCCTTCCACGTCAGTTTGTCGAGGCGTTCGCCGGAGCAAATCTTGACGGCCACAAGCAGATCGAGCGGACGGATGCCTACGCCTGAACGGAGGAGGGGGCTTTCGGCTGCTTCCAGCTGCACCCGGTGAAGCAGGCAGAACGGGGAAACAAAACGGCCCAGGAGTTTGGTAAGCCCTGGGTCCGTGAAAGCGGATGTGAACCGCTTATCCATGCGGTTAAGCGATGACGACGCCTTCGTAGCCTACGGCAGTCACGGTGACTGCGGAATAGCCACGGTTCGAGCCCTTGTCGGAAACCTTGGTGACCCAGCCAGAAAAGGCCGTAGAAGCCGCGCCGCTAGTGTAAGCGGAGGCGGTATTGACCGTCAGCGTGAAGTTAGCGCCCAGCTGAGGGATGGCCGTCGTTTTTGCGATGATTTCGACGCTCACCTGACAGCGTCTGTCGTCGCCGCGCCAAGCGACGGTCTTCCCGGTCTCATCGACGATAGTCGCTTCGGACGTGAACTCGCCGTCGTTGGTGTAGGACTGGACGACCGCGTTGGACACGGTTGCGTCCGTCAGGCCATAGATTGCGGTTACCCCTTTGACGATTGCAGCCATATACTATTGCGGATAAGGTAAGGTTAGCCCTCAGGATTAACTACCACCAGAATGTCATAGACAAGGACCGATGCCCAGGAGCGCTCGTTTACCCCTTCGTCCTCGGACAGGGGGGTGATATCGTAGCAGTGAGCGTCCCCCTGCAGGGTGAACACGGCCTGAAGGGCTTCAAGGTCCTGCATAGCCCCAGCGATGGCGGCCACCCGGGCGCGGTGATCCGTGAGGGTCACGTCGTCGGCAGAGTCGAACAGGGTCACACGGACCGAGCACGAGTAGTTCCCTAGGCCGTCCGGAAAGTCATTAGGCAGGCGGGCCGAGTCGCAGAGCACGATGGCCTTGGGGAGCACGTTGGTGTCGGCGCTGTCGCCCTTGTAGATGTTGACCCCGGTCAGTTCGACCTGGGCTGAGAGGTAGGAGGCCACGGCGGCTTCCACGATATGGCGGGCAGATTTGGTTCCTGGCATAAAGTTATTTCTTACGGCTGTTAGCCTTTTTGATGGTTGGGTAGAAGTATTCCTGAACGGCGGTTCGCATCTGTTTGACGCGGTTTCCGTAGACGATGTTCTCGGTCCCGGACTCAGATGCAACGTTGTTGATGTTACCGATCAGGTTCATCACGGTCATCGAGACGAAGCCTGGGCTACGGCTTGCGCTGAACACGCCCTGAGCTGAACGCTTGTTCGCGTCTACCCATGGGGCGTTGTATGTGCCGAAGTTACGCTCGACCCCCTTCTTGGTCACAGGCTTGGGGACCTGTTGCATGACCGCCGCCCAGCCGGCCTTGACTCGGCCCACCTTCTGCTGCCGTTCGGCGATGTAAGCGTTCAGGGCGTCCGAGGACTTGGCGAAATATTGAGGCCCGATGTATCGGCTGAACTTAGGCCATCGACCGCCGACGGCCCCCTTGGCTTGGTCGTGGATACCTTTCAGGTCCGTGGCCATGCCGGCGACCTTGTTGCCTCGGCCCATGATAGAGGCTTTGCTCAGGTAGTTCCTGGCCTTGGCCTGGGCGCGCTGCCAGTCCGTGTCCTCCATGATCTTGCGCATGACCGGGGATAGGCTTTCAATCTTGGACTCCGTCACGTTCTGGTGCAATTGGAAGAACGTCTGCGTGTCGTTGCCCTTCACCGCGTTGATGACCTGGCGCAGGAAGACCGTCCGTCCTTTGACGGGTTTATCCTGCGGAATGAAGATGCGTTTGATGTCGTTGCCGGTCTTGTTCATGCCCGCCTTGTGGGCGGCCACGCTCAGGCCACGGCCCCCGCCCTTGGGCATCGGAGGCGTGAAGGTCATGGCGTCCCGGCACATCAGCCTGATCTGCTGGCGCGTGACCATCTCCATGTCCAACTTCAGCTCATCGACAAAGTGCCTCAGCGTTGCGTTGAAGTCCGCAAGGCTGGCTGGGTCGATGGCCGTCTTCTTGGCCATTACTGGTTATCGTCGATGCAGTTGAGCTCGATGACCGCCGAGCCCTGCTTGTAGGACTGGCCTTTGACCCGGAGGACCTGCCCATTGACCGTCAGTTTCTTGCCAGGGGCTAGGGTGGCCACAGGGACGCCAGCGGAGATGGTGGCTACCTGACCTCCAACCCGGCCATCAGAAGCCGTCCAAGGGGCCGTAGCGGCGGCGAAACGCACCGTCCACATCTTCTCCTCAGTGAAGCCCCCCGCGTCGAACTTGGGGGTGTTCATGGGGGAGGAGAGTCCGACGAGGAACAGGTTGGCCCCGACCGTGGCCGGGACGCCGATATCTGCCAGGATGGCTTGGTAGTCAGTAAGAAGGGGCTGGCCGTAGATGCTCATAGGGAGGTGGGTAGGGATTTAGGGATACAAAAAAGCCCCCATCGCTGGGGGCTGTTTCAGGACTCAGCCCCGATTAGGGGTTGTAGACCGAGGCGATCGTACCGTCCGTGATGGCCTTGTTAGCACCGAACATCAGTTCCATGGAGCCGATGAGGTTACGGGTGCTCTTGTCAGCCCAGACGTTGTAGTAGACCGAGATGCCGAGACCTTCGATCGGAACGACCTCGCGAACGAGGAAGTCCTGGCCGACGGAGTCGAGGTCAGGGGCCGCAGCCGCCATCGCCAGCGCTTCGCTGGAGCAGGCAAAGCCGGCCAATTTCGCCTCGGACGGGAAGAGGTTCGCGTAGAAGATACCGCCGTCGAAACCGTAAGCACCAGCCGAGAGGGGCAGGGAGGTCGTGGAGGTCGGGATGAGCTGGCTGTAGATGCCCGGGTTCACGATGAGGGTCTTGCGACCAGCCTTCGAGACGCCGGCCCAGAGAGCCTTGAGCTGAGAGGAACCAGGGGTGACGGTCGAGTCAGCACCGGTGACCGTGGCGGCGCCGAAGTTGGCGACGGTGATCGGAGCGGTAGCGGCGGCCCAGATGGAGTCGGCCAGCTTGTCCATGTTGATCTTCAGAATCTTCTCCAGCTTGATACCGTTCTGGATATCAGCGTAGGAGAGACCGAAGGGCTGGTAGAGGTGGGCGAGCGTGACGGCGGTCGCACCGAGGGTGCTGTCGCCGATGCTGTTGAACGAGGTCGGGTTGGTCAGCGTGGTGCTGCCAGCGGTGGAGAGAGCCACCTGCACGACGTCCTTCGGGCGCTTCACGTCCGAGGAGAAGTCGGAGGCGAAGTTGCCGAGGCCGGCGAGGCGGTTCGAGAGGGAGGTGAGGCTGAGCTCGGCGACGGTATCGACGATCAGAGCGCTGTTGATGGTGTTAGGCATGGGTAGCTAGTAGGTTGAAGTGAGGGGAAATTATTTGGAGAAGAGGACGGCCTTGTGCTTCTTGAGGAAGGCGCGGCGCTCAGGACCGGCAGGCATCGCGGCGTACTGCTCTGCGATGGAGCCGACGGCGGCGGCGGCGACCGGGGCGGCGACAGGCTCGACACCAGAGGCGGCGAGGATGTTGGCGGCTTCGGCAGAGGCGGTGGCCTTGGAGGCTTCGAGCTCAGCGACCTTGGCGTTGGCCTCGGCGAGAGCGGCTTCCAGTTCCTGAACCTTCTGAGCCTGGGCGGCGGCCTCGACCTTAGCCTGGTCAAGTTCGGCAGACACGTTGACCACGGAGGCTTCGACCGTCTTGCGGAGATCGTCGCGTTCAGCGGTGAGGGAGACGACAGCGGCCTCGGCGGCCTTGAAGCGTTCTTCGATGGTCATATACTATTGCGTAGGGGGTAAGGTTAAGCGGCCTGCTCGAACGCGGCCAGGGCTTCGGCAAAGGAAGAAGCCAAGCCGGTGATGAGGTTCTTGGCGGCGGCTTCGCGGCCTGTGAAAATCTGGCCTTCCATATCGGCGCGGTTGGCGAGCGAGCGGGTGCGGAGGACGGTCTGCTTGAACTCTTCGTGCATGGCCTCAACGGCCTTCTGCTCGAGGTCACGCATCTCTTCCGTGTATCCTTCGCCGGCGATGTTCGGGGCTTTGTATTTGCCCGCACGGAACACCTCGACCTTGAGGCCCATGTTCTTGAAAGCCTCGTCGTAGGACTCGTCCACGCTGATCACGCCAATCGAGCCCACCATAGCGGAGGGGCTGGCGATAACGTAGTCGGCCTGCGAGCCGGTGTAGAATGAGCCGGAAGCCATCAGCTTCTTGGCGTAGGACATGGTCGGCAGCGGGATGTTGTAAATCTGGTCAGCCAGTTCAGGCGTGCCGACGACCGTGCCACCAGGGGAGTCGATTTCAAAAGCGACGCGACGGACGGCAGGGTTTTCCAGCATCTCCTCAATCTGTTCGCCGACCTCGGTCATGTCCATCGCCCCGGTCAGTTTCTCGAACTTGGTGAGACCCACCCCTAGGAAACCCTTCATACCGATGACCGCCGTACCGCCCTGCGTGACGTAGGGCTTGGCGACAGGGTTGAAGAACATATCCAGCACGCCGTCCACCACGCCGTACTTTTCGGCGTACTTCATGTGGTTCGCGACCTTGATGGGGTCGCAAAGAAGAGGCTCGCGCCCGGATAGACCTGAGAGGAAACAGTTCATGGATTAGAGGGTTCGGGGGGAGGAGGGAGGTCGAGGTTGTCAGCGACCGCTTCGGGCGTCTGGCTCGAAGTCTGGCCCTGCTGCAACCAGTTGAAGGCAGACTGATAAAGCATCCACAGGGGCAGGTTGCGCTCCTTGGCTTTCTGCACGAGCTTCTCCATCTCGACGGCGCGCTGCTCGAGCACCTCGTCGTAGGTCATGCCCTTCTTGCCGAGGATGGCCTGCGCCGTGGTCAGACCCATCTGCAGGTCAGCACGGTCTTGAGAGGCTTCGCGGCCAGCGTCCACGGTAATGTCGCGGGGCGTGATCCAAGACTTGCGGTTGAAGTCCGGGTCGTCGGGAACCTTGCCCTTGGCGATGGCGTCGGCGATGACGTAATCGTAGACGCGGTCGAGGCTGTCGATGATGATGCTCTGCCACTTGCCTGCCCATCGTGACACGCGGCCAGCGACTAGGCGGACCGAGGAACCGCCGAGGGCTCCGGGCGTGACCTGGTACTCGTAGGGGAGCAGGCGGACGATATCCCGCTCAATGGCGGTCATCATTCCGATCCACGCCTGAGAGGGGCGGGTCTGCGTCAGCTGGGTCAGGTCCTCGTTGGTATCGACCACCAGCATCTTGCCGCCCATCTGGCTGGCCATCTTCTCGCAGGAATTGTAATCGCCGGAGAACTTGGAGGCGGGGTCGTCTTGAAGCACGCCGCCCTGCTTCTTGAGGATTAAAGTATGGTCCGCCGAATCGCGGGCTGCTCGGACCTCGAGGGAGAAGACCTCCAGGTGATCCCTCACCGAGTTGAGGCTAGACTGCAGGACAGGGTATCCGCGCACCGCAGACGGGCGCTCGAACTCCATGACCTGAAGCATGGACTGGGCGGGGACATAGCGGTCCTTCTTCTCGCCGTCAGTGTAGACATTCCAGCCGACGATCTCGCCGTACGTGCCGAGGTAAGCCCCATCCACGTTGCTGGTGTCGAACTTGTCGTAGGGCGTACCCACCCTATGACTTTCGAGGATTTGCACCTTCGGGACGCCGGTCTTCGGGTCGTTGGTCAGGATGCCGAAAGAGTCGCCGTCAATGAGCGCGCCTGACATCCACATGGCCTGCAGTTGTCCGAGGTTGTAGCGCCCGGTCAGGTCGCAACGGGTGGACCAGTCGCGGAAATAGTTCTGATGCGCCACGGCCACGGCGGGGTCTCGGGCGTTGGACTGGGCAACAAGGCCGTCACCGATGGAGACCAAAACGGCCTCGTCGATGCACTGCTTGTAGATCGGGCTATTGCGGACGGCCCATCGGGACGTGCCGACCATGGTAAGCCGCGTGCCGGACGTTACCTCCTTGCGCTGGTCGGTGACCGCACCGATGAACAGCATACGCCGAGCACCCGAGTCGGTCGTGCTGGCGAACTGCGAATAGGAGGCGGTGGCCCCTTTCTTCGTAGCCTTGGACTTTGGCGAGGTCTTCTTACGCATTAGAGGTCAACCCGCATATCCCAGTTCTTCTGGATGGAGGTATGAGCACCGCCATACTTCTTCGGGTCGATACGGGACAAAGCGTAGTTAATCTCCTGCAGGCGCTGGGCGGGGGGCATCCCGAACTGCTTGTTCACGGAAGTGCCGGAGTCCGAGTAGGACGTCACGGCTTTGCCGAGGTCCCCTAGTGCTTCCTGCTTGTATTGCAGCAGCACGTCCTCTGATACGCCTACGTAGATGCCGAGCATATACTTATTGCGGGGCGGGTAAGGTTTGCGGTTCGTCCCGACCGAGCAGGCCCCAGCGGGCCGCGATCAGCATCCCCAGGAGCTCGCAGTCGAAAGCATGGTTGTCGCGGACGCCCTTCCGCAGACGCCACATGGCCTTGCCGGCTTCCTTTACGCGGACCTCACTATTCAACTGTTCCACGTACCCGGGGTCGGCATCACGGGCGAACGTGAACACCTTACGCGCACGCATCCCATGGAACAGGTCCTTGCCCGACAGGTTGGACCAGACCACCAAGGCCGTGGGCGTGCGGATGCCAGGGACGTGGATTGCGGTCGGCGTGTTGTAGAACCGACGAACCGTGTCCCCCGCCTTCGTCTTGACGTTGAAATATTCCTGACCCGAACCCTTCGAGCAGTACCAGCCACGGGTGGCGCACTGCTTGTAGACCGTCTGGGTCGTGGTGTCAGCGCCGCCAGAGTCTACCATGACGAGCTGCGGGTGGACGCCGTGCTTGACCGCCAAGGCGTCGAGGCCGGACCAATCGCCCAGACCATCAGTGCTCAGGACCTTGCCGAAGTAGACCAAACGGCTGTGCCCGGTGCGGGCCCACTGACGCACGACCACCCAGAAGTGGTCCGCCTGGCAGTCCACCTGCAGGGTGATGAACTTGACCGAGCCTTCTTGCGCGTCGTCCTTGTCCACGATCTGGCCGCGCGGGCTGATGTAGCAGACCGCATCCCAAGGGTCGGCCATGGCGTAGTCCGAAGACTCCGTCGATACGACCATGCTCCCCGTGCCGTCATCGCTCCAGGGGAGAGCCAGATACTGGTTCTTGAAGAGCATACGCGGAGTCTGGTCACCGACCAAGTCTGCGACCTGCTTCGCTTTTATCATGTCCACGGCCAAGGACCCCCAGCTTGTAGACGCCAATGCGTTGACGTGCAGGCCGACATAGCCGGCCTTCTCGGCCTTGGCCGTAGCCTCGAACCCGGCGCCGCGCTCGACCTCGTTGCAAATCGTGCGGACCTCGTCGTTGTCCTCCATGCGATGACGGCACTTCGAGCACTCGTAGGTCGTGCCCTGTTGCACGGCCTCAAGGTCCCAGCCGTCCGTCATCTTCGCTCCCTCCGGGAATCGGATGTAGTCCCACAGCCAGGGCTGGCGATGGTTGCACGACGGACATACGAACATCCATTCACGCTGGTCGGTCATCAGATAGAACTTCCAGAACTCCGCACCCTGTCCCTCGATATCCCCGGGCTGGCTCTCGTAGATCGCCTTCGACGCGAACGCCGCCGCCTTCATTCGGCTCATGCTCATGGCCAGCGCTCCGTTCGGCCACTGCCAGATTTCCGAGCCGAAGACGTAGCGGACGTGCAAGGACTGCAGGTGCTTCTCCGTCGATGCCGAGCGGTTGTGAATCAAAGACCCGTCCGCGAACCGCAACGTCCCTGACTTGTCGTTGTCATCCCCGGACATTTGCGAGCGGATATCCGCGACCTGGTCGAACAACGGACGCAGCTCGTTAAGCGTGAACGCCTTCGCCTTGTCCTGCGAGTCGAGGAAGATGGCCATCGACGCACGGCGGTTAGCCATCAGGTAAGTCGCGCAGAGCTTCAGCGTCAGCGTCTTCCCGCAACCGATCGCCCAGGGCATGAACATACGCGACGTCGTCGGCGCATTGAAGATTCGGACCGCCTCACCGATCCATGGCCACCGCTTCGGGTTGTACCCGCCGTCGAACACGCCGGCCGGAATCTTCTTAACGTTCTCCTTCAGGTAAGCCACCGGGTCGGACAAGGCCGACGGCCTGACCACCGAAAGTCCCTCGTGGAACAATTCCTCGGCGTTCATGCCTTCGGTTCCTCGAACACTCCCGCCACCCTGGCAATCTTCTCGCGGGCCTCACGCGCCCACTCAGTCAGGACACCGATGGCCTTTACCGGGTCCTTGGGGTTGCAGTTCTCACCGCACTCTGAGCCCAGCGCGTCCAGTCTCTCGACGATCAGGCCAGCCAGACGCAACATCGCTTCCCGCGCTTCAATCGCTCGGATGTGCTCCCGGGCGAACACCGACCTACGCTCGGCCTCTTCCCGCAGTGCCACCGCTTGCTTCAGGCTTTGGTTGTACGTGACCTGAGCGTAGCGAGCCTCCGCGTCTCCCGCCCTGAGCAGGCGCTCGTACTTCTCACGCGACAACACGACCAGGCGCTCATGCTTCTCGATCGTCTGCTCGAAGCTTGCGTCGGGGATTCCCTCAACGTCGAGCGGCGGCCTTTCTTTTTTTGGTCGCCCCGGCGCGCGCCGTGAACCGGCTGGTTCGGAATCTGGCG